CCTGCCATTTTTCTTGAAATTCTATCGCCAATCTTGCCTGTTCTTTTTTAATCCGTAAATAAGGATAAATCATTTTAATAAAGTATAATGCTTTATTTGAACTCGCCTCCCAGAAAAAACAAGGTTTCCAATGTGGGTGATTTTTATTTCTTATTCTCATTTCCCAAGTTGCTGGAAATAAAGAATAAACCCACTCTATCACTTCCCTGTTAGTATTAGTAATTCCTGTCCTCAATATATGAAGAGATGTTTTATACGCTGGTCGTTTATCCTCAGTAATGAAAATATGTCCTTCGCCATCAAATAAACCAGCGATATAAATCAAATCTTCTTTTGAAATCTTCCCTCTGATTACCTTGTTGACTGTTGTCTTCATATAATATAGTTTATCATATTGAAACAATTTGTCAATTTAGGTTTCCAGTTTTTATTAGAAGCAATTTAATTTTCAAAGAACTCGGATGGAATTTAACTATTTATTAAAGCAAAGTTATTCGCTATGACGGCAAATATAGATTTAAATACCGTCGTTCCATCCGTCACCCTATTATTGTTATTAGTCCCACCATCTTCTCTTGTTTGAGAAGCACTAATCAATTCAACTCCATTTCCTCCGATGGAAGATACGGTGTAATTTCCCGCTTCGTCTGTGGCGGTAAAAGAAGTTGAGAAAGAATTATCTAATCTTTCAGCGCACCTTAATTCTCTCAAATCGTGGCAAGCATCTTTGGCTTCTTGAACGACCTGAGTAAGGTTTCTTTTCTTAATACCGAATTTCCACATCATTTTTGTGACGGAAAGAATTACTCCGAATTCTACTTGGGTGTACACTTTATCATATCCTTGAATAGGCGACTGGGCTACAGTTACCGCATTTTCCAACATTCTGCCGGCATAACTTAATCCAGAAAGTGACGAATCCTTCAGATAATAATCAGAAACACCGGTTTCTACATTAAAATACTGGTCATAGAAAGTCATCTTTTCAGATGGTTTCAACCAGATATTTTGAATAGAAACATCTACTAAATCAGCTGCATCACTAATTGTTAAAGGATTAGGCATACTACGCAAATGTTACAACATTTCCAAACAAACCATTGAATCTTATAAGAATCTCTTTATTGGCGGCTGCTCCTATTGGTTGAAATTGCTTTACTACCGCTTCTTTGTTTGTGCTGTTAGTTCCTGAATTATTAACAGTATTAGTATCGGTCAAAACCATATTGTCTCCGTTATGATCTGTGCTGGTTTCACTACCAGTTTCAGCCACATAAAGGTTAACAGTGTCAACTAACAATAATCTTATTGTCGTATGACTTGTTGTCCTTGATTCAAGAGCAATAGCTTTTGGTGTTTGAACCAATGAAGAGGAAGTACAAGCTGTCCAAGTTGTAGCTCCGGTGAGAGATTCCAATAAATCGCCTTTCGTAACGGTAATAGGACTGATTGTTCCTTCAATTATAGCGTCAGCTTCTGTAATCGGCGCAAATTTTCTAAATCCTGCCATATATTGTAATCATTATTTAGATTTTTCTAAATTCTTGATTTCTTCATCTGTCCAGCCGCCTCGACGCAGAGAATCAATCTGATCCTCATTAAACGGCACAGAAGAAGAAGACCTCGTTGATTTTCCTTTGGCTCCGCCCTTTCCGGCTAAATCAATACTTCTTTCTTTGTTTCTCACATCAACTTGGTCAATAGGAAGAACATTTAGATTTTTCCTTGCTTTTCGCAGAATCTTTCCTATTTGCTGGGGGTCTTCCGGCATTCGGTAAAACTTCATTTCTTCTTGAAGTTTTGACCAGTTCTTATCATCGGGGTCGTTTTCCGGCTTAAATTCAGGAAACTCATCTAAAAAAGTGTTAAGTTGCTGTTGCTTTACTTGACCATAGATTATTTTAGACATTTCGTCTTTTTTGACATAACCTTTGGCTTTTAATACTCTTTCAACCAAAGCAACGCCTTGAGGTTCAACATCTGATAAATCATCTGTTTTATCCTCAATTAACTTTTCCACTTTTTCAAGTTGCTTTTCCTTCAAATCACGCCTTTCGCCCCGAAGGGATTTAATATCCTCTAATAACTTAGAACGCTCGGTTTCCAGTCCTTGAATCTGCTTGGCAAGTTCTGTTCCTCTATTATCTTCGTCAGGGATTTCCTCAGATTCTTCCTCTTCGGAAGGTTTTTCGCCTTCTTCGGAAGTTTCTTCGGTTGTTTCCTCAACAGGTTTTTCTTCGGTAGAAGATTCCGAAGGAGTTTCCTTCTCCTCTTTAACTTCTTCAACCTCTTGTTCGTCAAGAGATGCATCCTGAGAAAACTCAGGGATATGACCTACTTTATTCGGCATATTTTTCAACTTCCTTTTTTATGGTCTCACTTGAAGCGGTGAGATATGTAAAAGAAAGCAGGTTAAATAAAAACTCTCTTTTCAGAGAGCTTTTATGAGTTCTTTCGTAGAGGACAAGCGTCTCCACTAACCTCGTTGAAAGAACCCAAAAGGGCTCTCCGAACTATGGAGACACTTTTTGAAATTGTTAAATTACTTATCTAATTTTGAATCAGGGTCGCCCAATAAAACCATCAATTGTCCTTTCTGAAACGGACTAAACATTCCCTCAATTTTCTTTCTTTCTATTCCGTGCTGGGTCTGTTGCTGAATAACCCAACCATTGTATTTCAACAATTTCCTCAAAAACTCTATTTTTTCTTCCGACACCTCTATTACTTTATCTTTTTGATTAACCTGACAAGCCAAATTATAAATCCAAGTATATTCTCTCGGTTGAGACAATAATTCATCATCATATCTTGCTCCTAAAAGTTTCTGTAAACAATAACGAAGCGTCATTTTTACTCTTTTTATTTTACCTTCCGTTTCGGTAACCGTATCAATGGCTTGTTCTCCCATAACGGTAGTAATCGGAGTTTCTAAATTTATTTTAAACATTATGAAATACTTTTTTGGTTTATAATACCGACCTTTTATTTTATATCTAATTTATCTTTTATTTTTTTAATATCTTCAATTAAATCTTTTACCCAAGGATTTAATTGAACCGCAGTATATTGGTTTTCCGCTTTCCATAACCCCTTTTTTTCGTCTAACGCCCCTATCAGATATTGGATATAGAAAACTATAATTGCTACTCCTACCAGAATTATCTTTGAAGTTCCTGTCAAGTCAGGAAATATAATAGTAAGCATTCCCACCCATAACAAGATATTAGTTCCTATTCCCGTAAAGAAACCCGTCCAATTAGAACCTCTGTTAAATCGCAGTTTGAATTGAATTATTCGGGCAAATATAGTTTCTTTATGACTATTCCACCATTTCATAATTTACTTAATACTTCTAAACTCCACCAAATAAAATAACTTGCCGTTGAAATCATAATTATAATTTTTACTAATTGGACTAATAATTCATCTTCGCTCATTTTTTCATTTTGCCATCGCTTGTGCCAATCCATTTCTTTTCAGGGATTTTTGCTCCTGATTGTCTCGCTTGACTTAAAGCAATAGCGATTGATTGCTCGTTCGCTTTTTTTTCTCCGAATTTCGCTTTGGTTTTGCTATATGTTTTACCTCCGTGAAGTTCAGAGATATTTTCGGATATAACTTTTTTTCCTGTCCCTGTTTTAAGCGGCATCGTTGCTTGGAGAATAAAGTTTTATTTTCGCTTTTGTTTCAGTGTCAAAATTATTAAACACCTTATTAGTCCATTCTCTTACTTTATTTAATCCATCGGCATAACTGATAACACAACTCCTTCTATCACTATGAAAAAGGGCTTTTTCGTTTTCCGGCATATTGCTGTATTTATCAGGAACAATAATAGTAAAAGTAAACATTGGTCTGTCTGGATACGCTTCCATTTCAATTTGAAATTCTTCATTTAAAATATCGTTTACTATATCTCTATAATCGGAAGGAATTGGAAGTTGGGTCATCTTACTTTCGGGAGTGGTGGTCTTTACAACAGGAATTGGAGGTCTGTCTGTTTCTAACGGCTTCTGAGGTTTTTCATTTATTCTTTCTAATATATTTAATCTTTCATCTATTTTTCCTATTGTTTGAGCCAGATTTTCTATTAAGGGAGTTAATTTATCAAGAATTATATTAGTTTCAACTTTATCCTCTTTATTTTTAGGTATTCCTCTTGGCATGTTTTTACTTTTTTTTATTCGGAGCTAAAGAACTCCGATGCTTTTTAATTTCCGACCTTTTATTTTATTGTTTGTTGCGTGTTTTTATCTAATTTATCTAATTGTGTTTTTGTTATATTCGTAGGATTTGATAAAGCGGAAGGAAGTATAAGTCCCGATGTGTTTTTCTTTACTTTTTCCTGAACTGATTTTCTTCTTGACACTTCGCCTATAACTTCTTCCTCAACTGACGGAAGAGATAAATTAACCGGAACTTTTATAATATCCCCCTTTTTACAATCTTTTCTCATTTGGAGATATAGGTCAGTATTATAATGCCTTACTTCGCTTAATCTTTGAGGTATCATTTTTCTTTGCTGTTCCTTGCTTCCTATTGTGAATAATAACCCGTAAAAATGGTCTTTTTTGACATAAGATATACTTCCGTCCGGATATTTAAACTTTAAAACTTTACATTCATTGGTTTTCTCATCATCAGGGTTCCAATTTACTTCTATTTCTATGTTTTTTCCCGGATTTAATTGTGGAATACGAAATATTTCTGGGGTTTTAAGCATTTGTTTCTTCTATTATTCTTTGTAAAAATCTATTTATTCCTTGAACTTCATATTCTTTTTCAAGGGTTTGCTTTAATGTGTCCCATTCGGTATCGCCTATCGGGTGTCTATCTTGTATTTCTTTTATAAATATATCTCTTAATCGCAGTAAAGTGTCCCATTGAGGTGAAGTTATAAGGTGTTTTATTTGGTCTTTTTCTTGTCTGTTTAACATTAAATAATAAGATTAAATTTCCACTCTTTATTATTGCTTTTAAGCAAAAGTTGGATATTTTTACCATTATCGTTTGGCAACTGCGTTCCGACATCTATTGGTTTGATTTCTGTCGGCTTAATTTTAGCATCAATATCATTTAATCTTTTCCAATGACTGACAAGAACATTATCAAATTCTTTTAATAATTTTTCTATATTCTCTATTCTATTTCCAAAAGTATTAAATAAATCTTTTAAATCTTTTTTTTCTTGTTTTGTCATTTGTTTCCGAATGGAAGCATCTTGCCTATCGCAGAGGCAGTTTGCCCTATTCGTGAAGTTAATTTTTGTAAAGGATTAGTTGCTCCCGCTTGCGGAATTCCGCCCATTTTCTTTTGAGATTCAGCCGATTGTATCATTCTATCTTGGTCGGTTCTCTGCTGTTGTTCTCTGTTAACTAATAAAGGTTGTTTTTGGGCTTCTTGAAACCAAGCGTCGGGAAGCCATTTTTTAGGGTCTTTGTCATAAATCTTACAAAGTTGACTTGCCGGCTTTTTAAATATAGCGGGGTCTCCCTGTAATAACGGAATAATCAAATTAGAAAACTCTAAATCCATTGCCTTTTGTAATTCTTTGGAAACCACTAAAATTGACTGACCTTTAATGTTAATCATTCCTTCCCATTTTAAACCTGACGGCTTAATCCTAAAAAACTTGGTTTCTTCTGTTTCCGTTAATCGCCCTTCATCGTCTTTATCAAGCCCTAATTGAAACTCCCTATACACTCTTGCCTCAAATTCGTCCGATTCCGTTCTTCCCCATAACTCTGGGTCTGATTTTATTTCTTTAAGATATTCTTCTATTTTATCCCTATCTGTCAATTTAAGAACTTCTGGAATAGAATAAAGCGTCTGAATTAAACTTATAGTTATAAGGGCTTCCTGTTCCAAAGCGTCTGTTATATTATCCAAAGGAGTTTTTAATTTTTTAAGAGCCGATTCCTTTGTTTGGGCTATTTCAAATGCTGTTTTTCCGGTTATTTCTCCCTCTAATTGAGGAGTAATACCGGAGGCGTTGTCCAAATCATTTTTAAATACTTCTAATCCCTGCCACGCTTCCGCTCCGGGCCCGGCTATTTGAAGCCAGTTTATATTTTTCGGGTCTAATACCGCTTTGCCTTTTCCCGGACTTATTTTAATATCTCCGGTGTCGGTCAATTCCGTTCCTTTGTAAAAGAAAGATTTGTAAATAGAAAGAACTAATTGGTCAATAGTCATATTTCTTATCTTATCCACTAATCTTTGGTCAGGGGCTATTGCTTCCCATATCCCTATTCCATAAGGAGATTCTGCGTTTCTTAAATTCCAATAACTATGCCAAAGAGATAATCTTTTATGACCAACGCTGTCAGAAATAGGCAATGGCTCTATTAAAACAGGAACATCATTGATAATAACCATATACAGGTCTTTAAGGATATTCTCATAAAAATATACTTCCACTAAATCGGTCTCTGTAAATTCTCTTGATTTGTTAGTTTGGGTTCTGTCAGAAGTGTCTCCTCCGGGCTTAACATATTTCCAATTAGCATATTTTCCAAACTCTTCTTCGGCTAAATCCCAAGGATAAACTCTCCTGAAAGACCAATCTCTCACCGACCAACCATTATTTGGTCTTGCCATATCATCTATCCAAGTATTAAAAGGGTCTAAATTCTCTCTGAATATATCGTTATATTCAACCACTTTTTTATCCTCCCATTCTGAATTTTCGGGATTATCCTCATCATATCTAACAAGATTTTTAACATTTCTCGTTATTTTTAAAGGATAAGTCCGACCGCAAGCCCAACCATATTTTGCCAAATTGAAAATAAATAACTTTAATTGCTGTTTTGATTTGGCTAATTCCCAATTCTTATGATACAAACTCTGCATCAAAAGATTGTTATTTTCGTATTTAGAACTATTAGGGATAAATACGGCTTCGGGATTTCTGTCAACTAAAATAGAAAGAGCGGTTTGGATTTTAATAAAAGGATTAGGTTGAGAATTATCTGATTGCCATTCGTCCGCTCCGATAGTAATCATATGTCCCCTCCACCCCTTATCCTCGTCAGTGGCTATCACTCGTTTTCCTTTTGTTCTTAATCGGTGAGGGATATAAGCATTATCGGCTTTTTCCCATATCTGTTCTAAATTCTCTCCCGCCACATTTTGTCGGGATTTTTTTAATTCCTCTATTCTGTTTTTAACAAAAAGATATTGCTTATGCTTTGTATCGCCTAATAATTTCTTTAAATTAGGGATTTCTTTTTGTTTATTTAATTTTTCTTGTTCTAATTCAGTTGCCATTATAGTTGGTCTTCGTAAAGTTTTCTTAATGATTCTTCTTTTTCTTTAATTTTTTGGAGTTTTAATTCTACTCCTGTTTTTGGTTCGGTTGTTTTCCTTTGCCTTAATGTTTGAAGGAGGTACCTGTCGCAATCGATCGCATGATCTTCCCCGCTACTATCCAAATCCTCTGGACGATGTTCATCGTGAATTAAACTCGGTATGGTTCTTATAGAATTGAAGCAAGTGTTAAAATATCTTAATTTAGGTTCATTAAAATTATCCCAATAAAGATATTCGTGCATCACATTCCAACCCGCCACTCTATCTTTTGAGGAAGGAATACACATCACTCCGTTTCTCGCCATTATCTCCCCTATTGTTTCCCCGTGTCCTATCTTGCTGAAAATTGAAGCGTCAGCAACGGTATATTCTATTCTTTCGTTTTCAGGGGTTAATCTTACTATTTCTCTGGCTATTTGGTCGGCATTCCAACCCTTAACATAAAGTTCTCTATAAGCAAAGACATTTCCGTCATAATCCACAGCGTACCATTTACAGCAAGCCGGCGCCTCTCTGCCGTGGTCATATCCTCTATATCGTTTCCAAGTATCCGGTATCTGAAATGGAGGGATAACATGATGTTCATTCCGCCATTCAGAGAAATACTGACCTTCAAAAATATCAAAATCTCCTTCTCGCCAAGCCCTTCCTAATGTTCCGGTTAATCCTTCAAGATAATCAATATATTCTTTATTTAGATAAGGATTATCTTGATAGGTTGAAGGGATATATCTTGTTTCTGTTTCTCTTTTTTCTCTATAAGGAATAACAAAGGTATCTTTAACAAAAACATGCCCTAATCCTCCTGGATTGAATGAAGAATATAATCTCGGTCTCCAATTCAATTTACTGGTTCTCATTGAACCAAGAAGCATATCCACTTTCTTTTCGGTTAATTGGTTCAATTCTTCAATGGATATTAAATCATATTCAATCCCAATATAGTTATCAATGTCATTTTCGTTTCTAAATCCTCCTAAAAGTATTCTTGAATTATTTGGAAATTCCAACAATCCCTTATGTTCGCTATAATTATATGGAATTTTGCCAGAAATAACTCTTAATATAAGGTCATTAAAACTCTCTTGAGCCGCTTTTCCTGTTTGGCGCAAGAATAATCCTTTTAATCCGTCAACTCTTTGACAATCGTCTAATGCCATCTGGGCGAATACGGAATGACTTTTCCCAGGCCCCCTTGACCCCCCAACTCCTAATTTTACCGGCCCGTCAGGTTTATCGCATTCTCTTGCCAAAGCGTGAAATCTTAACTGCCATTTTAAGGGAATATATTTATTTATTAAAAAGTTCTTTAATTGGTCTTTTGGAACTCCGTTATTTAAAGCCGATTTTATCAGTATTTGGGTTGGAGTTTCCATATATTTTTTCTATTTCTTTATCTAATGAAACATCTAATTTTCCTTTAATATCTACCTCTTGTTCTGTTTTATCTTTCATATCAGTTAAATTTTTAGCCACAAAAATAGCAAAATTAGATTGATATAATCCTAATAAACCATTTTGAATAAGAAAATCCTTTTGTATTGCTTTACACGCCCCTATCGCTCCGAAAAACTCTTTATGTTTTTTCCCCCAATTTGTTATAGTATCCTCATCAACTTCTATTTTTTCAGCAAATCTTTCAAGAGTTGGAAGTTCATTCGCTATCAATTTTATTTCTTCTTTTGAATAATTATTTTTACCGGTAGTTATTATTTTTATTTCTCTAAATCTTTCTTTTGAAAAAAACTTCTTTAATTCTTGACAATACTTTTTTTTATATTTAGTTGGTCTTCCTTCTTCTTTTTTTTTCATTTTTTTGTTTTCATTACAAAGTTTTCATTATAAAATTTTAATCCGTATCTTTCCCATTCTTTATCAACATAATCTTTTTCTTTTAATTCTCTTAATAATCCGCTTGCGAAAATTATCTTTGCTTCTTGTTGATTATATTTTGATTTAACATGATTTTCTAAATCTTCTCCTTGTGGATTTATATTCGGTTCTTTTCCTCTTACTTCGGATATTTTTTCTGTCATAAAAGAATATCCATTTTCCAAAGCAAGATTATGGTCTATTAAATCTTTGAGTTTTGTTTTTAGATATTTTTTTAATTGACCTGTTTGGTTTCCTAAATTTCCTAAAACAAAACCTATTACTAATCCGAAAATTAAAATAAAAAATAAATTCATAAAAAAAAACACCCCTTCATAAATACTCAAAAACTACTTTTGGCAAGCATTTATGAAGGGGCGTCCGGGGCAACGATTTCTACGTATCGTATCCGGGTCAGCCCCAAATTATATTCTCTACTTTCATTATAATCTATTAAGAATATATGTCAAATGTCGTGGTGTCGTGTCAACTGTGGATAACTCAATCAATTAACTTCCCCTTTTTAACAGGGTTTTTTTTAATACTAATGTCTTTTATTTTTCCGTTTTCTTTGTAAATAAGGCACTCCCCGTTTTTTAATTCAAAGAATTTGGACTTTGTTAAAAGCATAAAATCATTTTGAAACTGCCTGAATATCTTAAACGCTTCCGCTTCCTCCGGATTAAGATAAATCGTTGTTTGTTTTTGGATTGCTAATTGAAAGGTCATTTTTAAGAAAAATCAAAATCATCTAATAGTATTTTTCTCATATTTTCTATTATAACATTTAATTATAGTTTATCTTTTTAATTCTTTTATTTTATTATTTTTTAATTTTAGACCTTTAAATTCATCTAAACCTAAACCAACTTTTAAAAATTGCCCTTTTTTAAAAGACATAATACATCTTTCTGCCCCGTTTTCATTTTTGGCACATAAATAACCATAATCTTGTTCATCTTTGTTTAAACTTTTTTTCAACCATAATTTGATTACATTTCCATTTTCGTCTATAATCTCAATTTCAGGTGTTAATACTTTTTGAACACTTTTATTTAATCCTCCATATTCAAATTCATCTAATATAAATTTCATTTTAATTCTTTTGTTTATTATTTATTTTAAACAAAGTATTAAATTATTTTTTCCGACCATTTTTTTCTAATTCGTAAATATATTCCTCTAACGCCATTATAATTATTTGTTTTGGGGTCCAGCCGGTCTTTTCAGAATAATAAATTAGTTTTTGTAAAATATAATCGTCATCTGAATAGAAGTGTAAATTGTATTTTGGATTTTTGCGGATGCGGATTTTATTCATT